CTTCAGGTGCTACAAACTTTGATACGGCCCTACCAAGACCTTCATCATAATAAACCTTTTTAAATGCAGATCCTGCCAAAGGCAGGTAGAAAAGCATTTGATCTAATTCTTCATCAAACTCCTCCATAACATGAGTAATTTGATAGTTCATGAACTCTTTTACCCTTTGGGCTTGTTCTTCAGCTAGTGAATCGTAGGCACCTATAACTTGTGTTTTGACAGGACCACCTGCCGGTAATAATTCTTTATAAGCTTGTGCTTGGAAGGTTGTAACAGCTTCTCCTAACAAGGGGTGGATCACACCACTAGCACCAGCAAAAGGCTCTGATCTTTCTTCATCAAAGCGCATACCTAAATACTCTAAACCGTCTTTATATGTTTTTTCCCAGTCTTCTCTTGAAGCTTTATCTTTTTCTATACCAGCAATTAGTTCGTTAGATATGTTCCTTAAATCTTGAGGATCTAAAACTTCAGCTAGGTTGCTATCAAAATCTGTATCTATTTCCTCAACCATAGTAGCTTCAAGGATAGCACTACCATCCTCTTGCATTTGGAAACCCTCAGTACCTCTGTCTTTTATTGCTTCTATAGCAACACTCATGTCTTCTTGACCAAGCGGTACTTGATTCTGTTCGTTAAGTACTGTTGGGTTTATATCTTTTTCTATCGCCATAATCCTAGTAGTATACTCTCCTTACTGGTGCTTTCTCTCCATCTGAGTAATCATCATCAAGGGAAACTAAACCACCCTCCCTAAATCTCATTAGAGCTTGCGTCATAGTATCACATAGGTCATCATTTTTGCCAAAAGGAAAAGACGCACACTCCTCTATCATTTCATCTGCGAACTTTCTTTCAGGTGCATATACCAAACCAGACTCAAAGATAGGTGCAACCGAATGCATCCTTGTAGATTTATCATGTCCCCTGGTCGGAGAATAATTAACTACAGGTATACCCAATCTTCTAAGTTCATGTGTCAAAGGTGTTCCAGATGCTTTGGCTTCTATCAAAACCATATCAGGTTCCCAGTACTGGTATTCTTCGTATGCCACACGTTTTAACTCTGGGAAGTCCCAACGATCCTTTTGTGCATCCAACAGTATTATGCAATCAGGTGAATCAGGTGTGGGCTTAAACACACCCCACGTTGATATAGCAGAGTAGTCTGCATTTTCTTTCTTACTAAACGCGGTATCATAACTTTGAATGATATAACTAACTGGCGGTAAAACTTCACTCTCCCAAGTTTTCCACCACTCTCTTTTAACAATAGATCCTTCTTCAGATGTAGGAGTCTGCATCCATTGTGCATTCCACTTCTGTACCGGCAAAGATGCTTTTACCTTTTCTAGTTCTTCCATAGACCAAAACTCAGGCCACAAAGCGTTATTTGTTTCTGGGAATATGGCAGGAAACTCTACTACTTCCCATTGGTCAGCCGATAGTTCTTTCTGAGAGTCTAATAACTTTGCGGTTAGATCTATAGAACTCCAACGAGTCATCACCAGTATGATAGCTCCACCTGGTTGCAAACGCTGCCTAGGTCCAGAGGTGTACCATTCCCAACACGCCTCCATAGCAGTAGGGCTAAGAGCATCTTGCTCTGAATGAGGATCGTCAATAATCAATAGATCCGCACCACGACCCGTAATCGCTCCTCCGACACCTGCGGCAAAGTATTCGCCACCTTTGTCAGTTTCCCAACGACCAGCTGATTTAGAGTCTGCCTGTAAATTAACCTTTGGAAATATCTGCCTGTATTCGTCCGTATCCATCATGTTACGAACCTTACGACCAAATCGTACAGCTAGCTCTCCAGTATGCGTTGTTTGCATAATCTTACGCTTTGGCTGTTTACCCATAATCCAAGCAGGGAAATAGGTAGAACAAAACTCAGACTTCGTATGTCTTGGCGGCATATTGATGATAAGCCTGTTGCACTTACCATTAGCAACGTCCTCTAGCTTTTGTGCAAATATCTTATGATGACGGCCACAAATAAACTCGGGCCACATATGATTGATAAAGTCTAAGAATGTTTCTTGGCAACCACTTTGTTTTTTAAGTAACTGAAGTCGCTCTTGCAATACTAAGGTTTCTTTGATCTCTTGATCGGAAAGGTGAGCTAGATTCATAAGTTAGCTAACATATTTTCTATACTGACAGGACCACCATCTTTAAATGCGTCTACGCCTTTATCTATAACTAACTTTCTTATTTCATCATCAATATTAACGTAAGTACCATCAAGATCTCCATCTACATCATCAAACCTTCTAACGTATTTTTTGGGATCTTTACCTAATTCTTTGATGATTTTTGAAATTTCATTTTCAGCTTCTTTGTAGGTGGTTTGCAATATGTCATATTCACTACCTTGTTCTTTTCCAAGTCTTTTTGTTGCTGAGTCAAGATACATACCATCTTTGCCTTCTGTTACTGCCCGTAAAAAGTTAGATCTTACAGGGAACTTAGTAACTTTACTTCTAGCATCCTTGACATAAGGATCTATTGCATATCCCTTGAGTAGATCAGGATTAATCTTAGTTGCTTTTTTAAGTATAAATAATCCATTACCAATATCAAAAGTTTGTTCTGTATTGTTAACCATTTCATTAAAATATTTTAAAGCCCTTTCTTCAGGTGATCCTGGGCCATACTTTTGAATGATTGGGTTGACTCCATCTACAGGTGTTGTTTCTTTTAAAGTATAGAATATTTCATCTACACTTTTATCAAGTGATTCAGTAAACGGTCTGCCTGTAGCTTGTTCTAGATCTGATTTTGTTAAAGTAAATCCATCAAAGCTATTAAATACTCCAGGTGGAACAAGATCAGCTATTTGTTTATCTATCTCTGCTAGCTTGTTTGTAGCTTTTGTAATCTCAGGTGCTGTAAACCCAGATTCTTTGAGTTCATTTTGTATTTTAAATTTATCTTGAGCTAACTTATTAACTTTAGGTACGGTCTGGTTGTACTCATTCAAACTTTTCTTCAAAGTGGCTATTTTCTTTGGATCTACGTAAGGTGTTATTGGGAAGTCTGCTTGAGCTTTCTTAACGGCTGGTATTAGTCTTTCAAAGTATTCAGGCTTTATAAGACTTCCAATATCAACATCTGCAAAATCATCACTTTCATCTAACTCCATTTTATACAATTTACCCACAGGGGTTTTGTCATCCAACATGTCTTTTAACAACTTGTCTTTAAGTTTAGATGGAGATAAATCTGGGGCCTGTCTAGCGGTTGCTAATATTGCATCTCTAGCAAATGTTCCCCCTTCATAAAATGCGTCAAATTCTGGATCCATTAAATTTCTTACAACATCTCTGAATTCATTAGATGTCATAATTGCAGTTACTTGAGCATCTTTATTTTTTGTAGCTAGCTCACCAACTTCTTCTGCGTAATCAGATTGAATTCTTGATATATTTAATAAACTATTGCCACCTACAAAATCTCTTACTTTATCTATAGAATCTAAATCAATATCACCAGCAGCTTCTCTTAAATCTAAGTCAGCAATACTATCAAAAACATAATTATCCTTATGTTCATCAAGACTGCTGTAATGATCGAATCGTGTTTTTCTATCTAAATCTCTTAGATGATAAGTGTTTTCTTTTATGCCATATGCTCCAGGCGTTCCTACTTGTGCTTCAAATTGGTTTTGGTTTAAACGTCTTCTGCTCAACGCACCTTGTTGATTGGATTTAATATAGTTAGCTAATCTTTGTCGGGTAATCTTGCCTTGAGGATTCCTTATCTCAAGTTCATTCATCAACTTAGGATGTATTTCACCCGTCTCATCAATTAAGTTAAGCAATCTCATTTCACCTTCCGGTACTCCACTTTTCTTAATTGCGTTTATAAACGCTTGTGCTTTGCCTTGATTAGGTAGTTTTTTGCTTGTATTTACAAACTTAGCGGCCTTTGAGGTTAATCCTTTGTTTGTTAAAGCCTGACCAGCACCCTCAATAGATTTATTATCAAACATAGTACCTGGGTACATCTGCTCATCTAGTGGCAACGGTTTGAACTCTTCAACCTTTGGTATAGGTACATCCTTTGTAGCCTCTTCTACAACCTTGGTAGTTTCTAGATCTGGTAACAGCTTAATTTCTTCCGTAGGAGCGGCCTTTACAGCTCTGGCACCTCTAAAGAATCTAAAGATAGGTATCAAGCTAGCAGCGGCTAACGCCGATAAACCGTAATTACCCAAGGCTCCAAGGAACTCATCTTCCTCTAAGCTTTCAGATCCTCTTTGTGCAAACTCTCCAACTTCGTAGACTGCCAACGCATCTCCTACGCCAGGAGACACACTAATAGCTAACTGATCTACTATCGGCAGTTCTTCAAACTCACGATAAGCTTCACGAATGTTACCTTCGGAAGCTGCCGTCTTTAGTTTCTCAAGTACCTCTGCTCTAGTTGCCATATTTTTTAATTATTTAGGTATTTTTTTACCTGATTCTTCATAAAGATTTACTACTTTTGAAGAAATTTTCTTGAGATTTTTAGCAGGTTTCCCACCTTTTTCTAGGGTTTCAAGCATATTACCTAAATTACGAGCTGCTATTCCTTCTCCTATTTTATCTATTTCTGCATCAGACATCACTTTACCTGTTCTTGGGTCCTTTTTTAAACCTTTAAAAGCTGATAAAGGTCCATACTTTAACCTTGCATCATGCATATCTACATCAAATTTTTTAAACCCTTCTAGTTGTTTAGAATTTAATAATTCTTTAGCAGCTTTCTGTTCTTGTGCATATAAATTTTTCATTTTATTTTCTGATTTTTTCATCAAATCATAACCTTGAGGTTCATTTGCTCCAGCCTGGGCTTGCCCTCTGTTATAGTCTGCTCTGGCTTGTCTGCCTTGTTTTCTTAAATCCAGTATTTTATCTATTAACTTTCTAGCTCTATTTGCAGATATAGCAAGCTTACCTCCTGGTCCAGCACCAAGGGATGCGTAGTCTACGGGATTGAAAGGATCAAAGATAATGTCGGTTATATCTTTGATATTTAAAGGTTCTCTAGGTTCAGTAAAATCTACAGGTTCTGTAGCTTTACCAAGAGGTTCAGGTTTATCTAGTTTTTTTTTTCTAAATCTTCAAGTATTTGGTCAAGAGATTCAGATTCTGGAAAAAACATCTGTTCTTGTTGCATAAGGTTCCTGTTAGTTACAGGTTCAGCTCTTTCCATTATATCTTCAAGAGTAAGCATACCCATACCAAATAACTCTGCATCTCTATTTGATACGGTTCTGCCTGAGTCTTCTAAAAATTGTTTTATTCTTTGTGTAGCCATCTCTGCTGGAGAAATACCTTCCCTAGCACCTTGGTCTGCAATAATTCTATTTATATCAACGCCTTCACCCTCTGCGAATTGTGGTCGCATTATAGGGAACCGTCCTCTAGGCATTCTTTCTGGTACCGGCATAGGGAGGGGTGCGCGAGGTAATGGGGGTGACATCCGTTCCCTCGCACGTTGATTTGGTAGCCTTGCAAAGATGTTTCCGAGTCCGCCGCCAAAAAACCTTGGGGTGGGTCTAGGTGACGGCATCCTCTCAGGCATAACACGCGGTAAACGCCTTGGAAATATTGGTCGACCTGGTGCTTGTTTTCTGCGGCTACCAAACATTCTGTCTAATTTTCTCCCCATAGTCCCTCTAGGTCTAACTTGGGGTAATTGCCTGATATTACTAAAACCGCCTCTCCCCCCAATAGGCTTTGGAGATATGGGTCTAGGAGTTACAGAATCTGGCGCTCTAGGATGAATGTGAGGCCCAAAATCAAAATCTGGCATTACGGTTCGCACAGGTGAAGGAGTTACTTCTGGAGTCATAGTGAACCTTGGTGTTCTTGACTTACTGCGAACTTTGTTTTTTAGATCTCTAAAGAATCCCATTAGAAAATAATATATTAATTAGATTGTAAAACCAAGTGCGCCTTCACCCAACCCAAACATCTCTTCGGCCATCTCTAGTTCTTCTAGAGTCATACCGATCTCATTTAGGAACTGTTCTATCTGTTCAGGGGTAGCACCTTCAGCCTCCATTTGTTCTACAATTTTCATAATTTGTATGAGGGCTTGTTTAGCTTCGTTTTTTTCTTCTTCGCTAAGACTATTAAGTTGTGC